GCCAGCCCACAGGAGTGCCAACAATTGTCTAAACGCCTTAGCCCATCCCTCCTTACTGTCCTTGACAACGATAGTGGTATCGCTCTGGAAGAGAGTAGGGATTTCAGGGAGCTTACTGATGTACTGCCTCTCAACACTGAAGCCAACACCAGTGCCACAAAGCAAGATGAACATAGCCTCATCGAAGGACTTAGGGTCATCTACGGGTAGGTAGCTACAGTTATACCCTGCAGTATTGTCACGATCTAGTGCTGGGCCAGCAGTCATCATGGCCCTCATAGATGGCATGACCTCTAGGTTTAAGATAGCATCACGAATGCTGTTAACATACGTATCGTCACCTAGCTTAGGGCGCACTACATTGTCCATGTAGCGCTCAACTGTGTCGCTCCAAGACTCACGTCCTTTACCGTCAAAGTATTTGGCATACCGTGACTTATGTATGAATGCTTGATAATCTGTTGGAAAATAATTGTTCATCTCTTATCCCCACTTCCTCTTAGTTTATTTCTCTTTTGTCTGTCTTCTAGCTTTTTAATATTAAGTTGTATTACTTCATGCAAGCCTTTGCCGTATATGTTGGCTAATGCTGTAGCGTAGAATACAACGTCACCTATCTCTTGCATAATCTCTTCGTTGGTAAAAGAGTTATTGTCACGAATACGTTTCTTTAACTTCTCAGCTACCTCACCTGCTTCCCCAAAAAGACCTAGCGTATTTTCATATATACGTTCTTGTCCTTCTGTCAAGATCATCTTCTCAACCCAACTAGAATAATACTTTGTCCAGTCCGTAGGTTCTGCATCAGGAAACATTTCGTAGTATCCCATGTTCTCTAAGTCTTCTCTACTTATCATCCTCGTTCCTTCACTACTAAGTTTTCTATCTTAACGTCATCTACATCATACATGACATTTGTTATTAGATCATATATATCTTCCTCATGATTGTCGTCAAAAGAAGAAAGTATATTGTTGTTATCATCAACCTCAATGAGATATGTAATGCTAAACTTCTTGCTCATTTGTGTTTCTCAACCCAGCGCTTACGCATTCTGTTTAAATACCAAATAGCTTTATCTATATCTTCCAAGCCATTCTTGTATTCACACCGCCACATATACTTTAAGACATTTGCTGCTTGTGGTGCAAGGTAGCCTGACATATTTTCTGTCATAGCTTCTATTGCATCTATGCATTCTATCTTTGCTTGATTATAGTGAATAGGTTTGTTCACTGGATCTATATCACTCATGCGTTACCCTGTGTCTTAGTGAATCTGTTCAACGTTATGATGTTACCATCTTTTGTATACACACTATCTATTTCGTTTAGTGTAGCAGCATACTGTGCAGGAAACATTTCCTTTATAATAACCTCTTTATAAAAGTCAATCTCTTCCATAAGATCTGGATTGTCCTCTATAAAGTTTGTAGTGGCTACCATAGTAACGGCTGTCTCCATTGCAAAACCCATAGCTTCTCTTTCATACTCAGGCCCAACAGATATAGATGTAGTTAGAACACCAGTCCAACCATTTTCATCTTCAAGAGGTGACAACACAAGCGCTACTTCTCCTGGGTTTAGTTTAAATTTCATCATACTCTCCTGTTAACTTTGAGCCGTTGATCTTTCATACGATTACCTTTCTCTAGTAGCCAACCTTCTGGTATGACACGGTGCGCCCACTTGAAGTTATGGTTCTCACACCAATCACAATATCTAGACTTAGCTCCTTTGTAAAGTTTTGCATTAGCATTACTAAACACAAAACGAATATCTAATTTAGGGTGTTGTCTTTGTATTTCAAGATGCTTACGTCTATCTGATGCACTAAAGATACCCTTCGTTTCGATGATGATGCCATTGTCTAACTCAAAGTCTGGTGTATAGGTACGATACTTAAGATCTTCCCATTCAATCTTTAGCTTCTCATACTCTACCTTCTTTTGTCTAGACTTAAGGAATGCAGCAGCCTCTTCTTCAAGGCCACTGCGATAGGTACGTTTTAGGTGCTTTCTAATGGTTTTGTCCTCTCTTTACGATCAAGCTTTATTGATGTCCCTTGAAAATATAAACTGTGATGTTTTTCAAAAAGCTGATGATATTTAGTAGGGTCGTGGTAAACCTCAAGGTGCAGAGGTAAATCACTCATTGGATATATCGACACCAACGGATGTTTTGGCGGGATTTTATAATTATGTTTTATTTTTGAAATCACGTTAAATATATTAACTGCAGGCTGCGTTCTAAAGTTTAGTAGACCACTCAAGACATTCATCATGGTAGTATTTTCTATGTGCCTAGCAATAACAAAATTAATCTTCAGATTATCTTCAAACACCCAAGGCATAATGAATTTAGATATAAAAAAATCACGATCAGGATAAGCCGTGTCTGTATTGTGATTAAAGTCTATACTCACTATTTCTGGCTCAGAAGAATAGGCTTCACAACCGTCTAGCCCCAAACAATCTATTTTTATTTCACACGGGCTTTGTAAAGTGATACTATTAGCGCCAGTATTTACTCTGGACCAACATCCCGTATAAAAAGATGTAATATCTGCCAAAGATGCATCAGGGCGTTTTATTTTGGTTTTGAAATTTTTACACACAGGAGCGTGTTCATATACACCCAAATGGTTCGTATAAGCCTTTACTTCGATATACTTCTGCCGTTTTAAGAAGGGTATGCTTAACATATTAATTATGATTCCTCTGCCTGTTTAACAATCATGCCACCTAACTGACCACAACGTGCATCAAGTACGCGCATCAAGTAATCCATTCGTGCCATCTCTTCACGGGCTAGGCCGATCTCTCTATACATATTCATTTGTTCTTCATTGAAGTCGTCTGTATGGTACTCTTTATCATTGATAGTTATTTTAGACATTGCCATCTCCTATAAATACATAATCCACTTCTGGTGGGTTGGTTGCTTTTGATACCCTACTTGGTAATGTTTGTAAAGTTTTATGACACTTGTGTTTGAAGCTACAGAACTTACATGCGCTGGGTAATATAAGATTACCGCTTGGCTTTTTGTAATACGTTTCAGGCAGAGGTTCAAAGCATCTCTCAAAAGGTTCGTCATTGTCAAGATAGTCTACTAGGTTTTGAATATCTCGTAGTACTGCATCCTTGTCTACCTCAGATGCATCAACGTACTTGAACTCACCATTACCTTTGTTGACTACCCACCATCCACCAACGTCCTTACCTGCTGCTGTAGCATAGCCTACTAGCTGTGCGATGTAACCAAAGCTGTCGCCTTGAGACAAGGCATCGAAGGATGCAAACTTATTTTGATAGGACCAAGGTGATGCAGACTTAACGTCATCAATCTTACCGTCCATCTCCATATCGTATTCGCCTTTGATCTCCTTGCCGTTGGCTAACTTGAGGATGACAGTATCATTATCTTTAAACTCAACACCTGCAGCACGAAGCAGTCCTTTGAACACAGCCTCAACTATATCGCCAAGGATCATGTTCATCAGGAAGTGAGGCGGTAAGGGTGTCTTATCTTCAGGGTCATTCTTCTCAAACCACAACTGGCACTTAGGCTTTCCAATGTTTGACATACGTAAACGGAACTCGTCACGTGGTCCACTGTTGAATTGCTTATGCATAGCAGCTTGGACATCAGAGGCGACTTGTGCAGCCACCTCCTCAGTCATGCTTGCTTCGCCAGCCATAGCCTTTTGCAAGAAGCTATAGACCATTAGCTCTGCTGGATGATTCATTAATCTGCATCCACGTCTACGAAGTCATTGTTAAGTATATCTTGTACAAGTCCTTCGTCTTCATCTGTGTGACCCTTAGCTCTTTCATGATGCAGATCTAAGATCTTACCATTACTATACTCAATCAGTTCGATGAAGTCTTTGAGCATTTCATTGTCACCTTCAATGATGTCAACCTTATCACCAAGCGAAGCTTCGATCTTACCAAACTTAGCACCTGTAGGAATGCTATCTTCTACACCGTCTAATTTAATTGTAGACATAATAGGTAACATGTTCTTACGCTTGAGTGTATTCATTACACCGTTGATAGATTTAAGGGAGTCACGGTTCTTAACATCCATTACACATGGGATGTCAATATACTTATCTTTATCTAATGACTCACCCTTTTCATTTAAAGGATCACACAAGGTTACAGTACCGTAATAAACATTGACACGCTTAACACTACGGATAACCTGTTTAGTTGCATCAGGTAGTGCATTGAAGTCTTCGATGTAACCAGATGGACGTCCAAGGTTTAGACCCCCAATGCTATCCTTCAAGTCACCATTCAGTGAATTAGACTGAACAGACTTCTCCATCTCTTCTGTCTCACTATTCCACCGTTGCCACTGTTGGCGCTGGGCAAAGACACGCATGACAATACCATTGCTATACACCTTGTCCTCTCCTTGCGTGAGGATAAAAGCACCAACAGGTATGACCTCTGTCTTAATATTCTTACCGTTAACTTCTACCTCGCCCATGATGGACTGATGTAGCATACCAATACGTGCAATACTAGGGACAGCTTCTCCCCCTCCTGACATTGACACGCCCATCAATTCTGCCATTGATTGTCCACGTTCTTGTGCTACTGCTAATTCTGTACTCATTTTAGTACCTTTCTACTGAGTTAAAGAGACTTAGTTATACACTATACATCAATCGTGTCAAGCCAATTCGGTCCCATCTTTGCTTCTAATAATAGAGGGACATTCATTTTGACATTGTACTTCTCTTGAATGAGATCGTTGATGCTGTCGTTAAGTAGTTCAATTATAGTCAAAACTTTTCTAGTTTCGTCTGGATGTACATCAACAACCATGCTGTCATGAACAGAGTTGACTACACAAGATTGTAACGGTTGTAACAATTCGTGAAGTTTGTTGAGTACAACAGGGACGACATCTCCTGTGGCAAAGCCTTGCACGGGATAGTTCTTGATCATAGTGAAGTGAGTAGGAGATCCGTTGTCCCTACGCTTGACATCTGGAAATGCATATTGCCTACCTGATACATTAGTTATCTTCATGAAGCGTAGTGCCTCATCTCCTAGCTTCTGGTGCCACTTAGCTATTCCTTTATACTTGTCCACGAAGTGCGTGTAGTATGACTGCTCAGCTTTGGATCGTCCAAATCCCGTGGCCCCAAAGAGGGGAGCGAAGGTGTGCGCCTTTGCTTCTTGGCGGGACGTTTGTTGCCCTGCTTCAGTAATGACTTGGGCGGTATAGGCGTGTACGTCAAATCCTGTTTCGATTTCTCTAATTGCTGTTTCGTCTTGGGCGAGGAACGCCGCCGTGCGAAATTCGAGTTGGGCAAAATCTGCCTCCAGTATTAAGCCTCCGTCCCAGCGCGATACAAATACCCTCTTCACAGGAAAGGTACCACCACGGGGCATGTTCTGCATGTTAGGGTTACGTCCACTGAAGCGTCCAGTAGCAGTGATGTGCTGGGTTAACCCTACGTGTAAGAAGCCATCTTGTTTAGTGTAGCTTGCTATTCCCTCTACAAAAGAACTGAGATAACTACTAATAGCAGAGAGGCGTTTAAGATCACTGAGAAAAGACTCAGCATCACGCATTCCATTGTTTCTAGCAGTAGCCGTAAGAACATCTAGGTTACCCTTTCCTGTACTAAATCCGTTTGCACTAACCCAAGCCTTGCTGGGAGCGTTAAACTTAAGACCTGCAACCTGGTTCGTCTGCTTAAGCTTGAACCCTTGAGCATCACAGTCTTTGCACTTGTTAGGTCTAGCATACTTTGTGCCATCCTTTCTTAGCTTATATACTTTTGCACTGCCCTCACAAGCTGGACAGGTATAGGCCACAGTCCTATAGATCGTTTCACTATTAGCTTCGACTGTATCTTTGAACTCTTGGAGCGTAGAAGTAAATTCGAATAAGCCATTCCAATCTTTCTTGTCCTTAACTCTTTTGCTAAAGATAACCTGCGACATCTGTTCTGGGGAGTTAAGATTAATTGGTGTGTCTCCCATAAGTATCCTGATTTTCCTCTGCAGACGGTCTTCAATCTCAGCTTTCTCATTCTCGAACTGCTCCTTTACTCGTCCCAACTCTTGAAGATCGACTTTGATTCCTGACATGTACATTCTTGTGAGGGTTCTGCAGGTATCAAAGGTTGTGTCTCTAATCCTGTGGAGGCTGGCTGATTCTGGCTTGCTGTAATCTGCTTCGATACTATGGAACAACTCGTTAGTTGTATAAAGATCATGCCTAAGATAAAAGCTAAGCTCAGATAGAGGGATCTCGTTAGTATTATAACCGTCTTTGAAAAACTTTTTAAGCGTATCATCTTTCTGTACCTCTAGTTGTCTACGCTCAGCACACGCTGCCAAGCTAAGGGGGGAACGCTGCCCTCTGTCAAGCACGTACTCTGCTAACATTGTATCGTAGATAGGGCCATCATACTTGAATCCACTTTCCCACAGCCACATCAAGTCATGCTGTGCGTTGTGCATAATTAACAGCGTTGTCATATCTAACACTTGCTGTATAAACTTACGTCCCCTACCTGTAGTATCCTTGTCTTCATCGTGGTTTAGATTAACAATCCATCTCTGATCACGCTTATCAGCATTAAGCATACCCACTTGCACTAGCTCATTGCTAGGCTCAAAGGGGTCCATGTGTTCTTTACCATTTCGTTTAGTGACGCTGTTCTCAACGTCTAATATTAATCTCATATCTCACCTCATGCTGAATAGATAGAGCGTGACCCATCAAGTACACATGTGATCTTCCCTTGAAATCCATTCAGTTTATTCTTAGCAAGGTTGAGGTACCGTACTGGATCTTCATCCTCACCCTCTGCTTGTTGCGTCTTTCCTATTAGGATCATAAGGTCTGCCTCTGCAGCCTTGCCTGTCTTTGATCCTTCCATCATTGCTTGGTTTAGGTCAGCCTTACCTTCTGCTTCTGCAGATAATTGTGACATCCATATCACACAACAATCATACTGCTTAGCAATATTACGTGCATGAATGGCTGCAGTCTTAAGCGTAATGTCACTACGCTCACTGCTAATATCTGCGAACTTGTCGCCCATGTCAAGTACTACTATGTCTGGATGCTCTTGTTTTACTACAGCCTCAACCCAAGACATACCCTTACCTGTGCTATCTTTGAATAGAACATTCTTGCGAATAGGTTCATACCGTTTGTGTGCCAGCGCTTTATTTTCCCTTACCTCTTTCATTGTCATGTTAGATGAAGCACTGATGTAACGTGCAGCCACACGTGTGTATGCTTCTTCATTGCAGAGTATGATACACTTAGCACCCTGATGTGCAAAGCCTTCTGATGCTGCTAGTAGAGAGGCATGGAAAGAAGTTTTACCAGTATTGGGGCGAGCACCAACCAAGACAAGATGACCACCGCTAACGCCTTCCACCCTACGAGCCAAGGAAGGTATGTTGAACTTCCATTTGGATTCCAGAAGCGTAGCATCAAGTACTGTGTCCAAGCTAGAGTCGTCCCAGTCAACACGCAGGTTAGGAGTAAAGTCATCCTTGTAATCCTCTAATAGTTTACGCAAAGGTTCTAGGCTATTCTCTGTACCGTTAACAAAGTCAAAACCTAAGTTAGCTACACGATCACCAACATGCTGCTGGAATAGCTGTGACAGTGTGTCTTGTGCTATCTCTTGCTTGATAGGCTCAGTGATACTGATACGCCTAAAGAGATCCTCATATGCACCACGTGTAGCTGTAGTCATACTAGCATTCATACGGTTGAACACCGCCTCTAGATCAGCAACAGATAAGTCTCCATCGTAAGCTTCCATAGCTCCGTCTAATGCTTGCTTAATCTTACGCACATCTTTACTAAAGATTTTATCAGGACACTTTATACCTTTGTGTTGCTCATAAAACTCACGGTTTAGTAGCGTCTTAAGTAATGCTAGTTCCATCATGTCTCTCGCTCTTTTTATCCATCACTCTTCGTTCAAACAAAACTCACAGAAATCACCTGTCGATACATTTCCGCAAGACACACATTTACTTTCACCATACATATTCTGTTTGGCTCGTTCTTTCGCCCTCTGCCTTTCTTCTTTGGTCATAGGG